CTCTGAGCCTTGAATAATTGCATTCATTACTGTAAAAAAATATGGAATTTGTCGTGAGTTGATTTTTCTAAAAATTTATGTTATAATATATATAGAAAAAGTTTACGAAAGGAATTTTATATGAAACAAGAATTTTTAAATTTTGTAAATACTCTAATGAATGCTAACCCTGATTTAACTAAGAAACTTATGACAGAAAATATTGATGCATATCTTAAAATGCTTGCAGATGCAAAAGATGAAAAGCCAGAAATTACAGAAAATGGCAAAATTGTTCTTGAGTATCTTCAAAATAATCCAGATGTTCTAATTTGGAAGTCTAAGGATATTGCTGAACAAATGGGCCTTGCTTCTCGTAGCGTTTCAGGCACCATGAGAAAGTTGGTAAATGATGGTTTTTGCGATAAAATTGGTAAAGACCCATGCGTATATGCCTTAACCGAAAAAGGGAAAACATTTGTAATTGAAAAAGAATAAAAAATTTGTTATAATAAAACAGTAAAAAATTAAAGGAGAAAAATATATTATGTCTAAACAAACAATGATTAATAAAACTCATATTGAAGGATTACTTTATCAGCATTCTCTTTCTCTCAAGACCTCTGGTGAAAATTCCAAAAATCCTGGAACTACTTTCATCAATGGTTCTATTGATATCGCTACTGATGATGCTTGCCTTAATATTGTAAGCGTTCATTTTACTTATGTCACTCCTAAGTATGCCAAGAGTGGTTCTGATAATGCAACTTTCACAACTCTTTAGAATATTATCAATGGTGTTACTTGCAATGTAATGGAGCATGGCATGGATAAGGCCGCCAAGGTTCGTATTGATTCTGCTATTGGAGTAAATGAATTTTATTCTAATCGTAATGGTACTGAAGAACTCGTAAGCGCTAAGCGCAATGAAGGCGGATTTGTTCATATTGTTCAGAATCTCGCAAGTGATGAAAAACTTCGCAATACTTTTGAGTGCGATATGGTTATTACAAAGGTTCGTGAACTTGAGGCTGATGAAGAGCGTAATCGTCCTCGTCAGGTGAAGGTTGGCGGTTATACTTTTGATTTCCGTAAGGCTCTTATTCCTGTTGAATTTACTGCTCTTAGTGAAGGCGCTATGGATTACTTCCTTGGCCTTGATGCTTCTGAAAAGGCTCCTGTATTTACAAAGGTTTGGGGTCGTCAACTTTCACAGGTTAGCATCGTAAAGACTGTTGAAGAGTCTGCTTTCGGTGAGCAGAAGGTTACTGAATCTCAGCGTACTAATCGTGATTTTGTTATTACTGGTGCCGCCAGTGACCCATATATTTGGGATGATGATAGTACTCTTACTGCCGCAGAGTATAAGGCAGCACTTGCTGACCGTGAAGTTGCTCTTGCCGCAATCAAGCAGCGTCAGGACGAGTATAATGCTTCCCGCGCTCAAACTCAGGCTCCTGCTGCAGCAGCAACTGGTGTAAGCGGATTTAACTTCTAATTTAATAGGAGGTAAATCTTATGGCTATTAATCTTTTAAATCTACAACCCCATAAGGTTAGTCGTGACCTTTCTGGTTATATTACTTTTATTTATGGCCCTCCTAAGGTAGGTAAAACTACCTTGGCGACTCAGATGCCAGGAGCCTTACTCCTTGCGTTTGAGCGTGGTTATAATGCTATCCCTGGTATTATCGCACAGGATGTTAATACTTGGGGTGAAATGAAGCAAATTTTCCGTGAATTGAAGAAGCCCGAAGTTCAGGAAGTTTATAAGACTATTATTGTTGATACTGTTGATATTGCTGCTGACCTCTGTCAGAAATACATTTGTAATCAACTTGGTATTGATAATATGGGCGATGGTGGTTGGGGAACCAACAGTTGGAGCAAGTATAAGAAAGAGTTTGAAGATGTATTCCGCGGACTTACTATGATGGGATATGCGGTTGTATTTATTTCCCACTCTAAGACTGGTACTGATAAAGATCAGACCGGTAAGGAGTTTGGATATACTAAGCCAACTACTCAGTCTTCTGCTTTACAGATTATTGAGAATATGGCTGACATTTATTGCTTTGCCCGCATGTATCTCGGTGCTGATGGAGAAGAGAAGCGTGTATTGACTCTTCGTTCTCCCGCAGGTTCTGGTATTTCTTGCGGTAGTCGTTTCAAGTATATTGCATCTGAAATTCCTCTCAACTATGATGCTTTGACTAAGGCTATTGGCGACGCCATTGATAAGGAAGCAAAAGAAAATGGTAATAAGTTTGTTACTAATGAGCGTGAAAGCACTCCTGTTGTAAAAGAGTATGATTTTGATGCTCTTATGGCTCAATTTGAAACTATGGTCGGAGACCTGATGGGCAAAGACCAAACTTATTATTCTCCTCGTATCACTCAAATCATTGAAAAATATCTTGGTAAGGGTAAGAAAATGTCTGGTGTCTCTCGCGACCAAGCAGAACTTGTTTATCTTGTTGTTACTGAAATTGAAGATGACTTAGTAAAAGGCGATAAGAAAAAGTAATAAAACAAAACCCCTGACATGAAAGTGTCGGGGGTTGATTTTTTTGAAATTTTATGATATAATATTTATAGAGTATAAATATAAAGAGGGAAAGCCTATGGCAACAGTTACCTGTAAATATTGTGGTAAAAAATTTAATAGAGAAAAAGAACCATATATTCAAATTCCTGCGGGAACGAGATTTAGATACGGGCATGGGCAATGTTATTTAGATGCTGTAAATAGTGGGAAAGAAAAAGAAATTTATGAAGTATATGACCCAGCAAAATTTGTAAAT